GCCATGCAACCATGCAAAATTCTTTTTATTATCTGTACTAATATTATCTATAACATCATAAAGTGTAGTTGCAACATTATTATCAGATTTTCTTAATCCGCGACCAATAGATTGAAGAACGCGGATTTGAGATTTAGATGGTGATGCAAAAATAATATTATGTAAATTCCTAATATTAATCCCAGTACTAAAAGTTCCAAGACTTGCAACAATAATTGCATTTTTCTGCTTTTCAACTATTCCACGAATTGCTTCTCGATCTGATGTAGCTACATTTCCAGATACAAAAAATACTTTACGATTTTCTTCAGCTTTATCTTGTATCATATTAAATAATGGTTTACCGTGTTTTTCGACAAAATTAAATAAAACAAGTGTATTTCCTTTTTGATCTAGAGAAAGATTACGAATTAATCTATTTCTTTTTTCATTTGTAACAATATATTCGATTTCCTCTTGATAATTTTTTGCCTCACATTCTCTTCTAGCATCCGCCGAATAATCAAGAACAAGTCTATTAATATTAAGTTCAGCAAGAGTTCCTGAGTCTTGAAGCTTTTTAGTGGTAGTAACTTTAAATGTTTTTCCAAAAAGTCCTTGAAGTACTAATTCATGAGTTTGAGTTCCATCTAAAGTTCCAGTTGTGCCATATCTATATTTAGCCTCTGTTGCTTTATTCATGATATTCATTAACGATTTAGATTTAAATCCATGACATTCATCGCCAATAACCATACCAAACTGATCGTACCAATCTTTTGGCATTTTATAAATCGATTGCCATGTACTTACACAAATAGATTCTTCGAACGACTTATCTTTTCCAGAATATATTCTATGTATATCTTCCTTATCTCCACCATATTGAATGAAATCAGAATACATTTGTTCTACAAGAGATGTTGTGGGTACAATAACTAATACCTTTTTATCATTTATTACTTGTAAATAATACTGTAATAAAATATAAATTATTAAAGATTTACCAGATCCTGTAGGCGATAATAAAATTCCGCGCGTCCGATGTAAAGCTTCCATTATTGCAATAAATTGATAATCACGTGGATTAAACGGAAGATTTAATGTTTTGATGAAATCAACAACTTCTTTTGGATCTGGCCTTTGCTCTTCTAAAGGAATTCCATATTTAGTTTTCACTAACTCATAATTATATCCACGACTTTCAATATATTTTATAAGATGATGTATTAAGCCGGCCGGCAATTCACCTCGAGTAGAATCAAATAATCTAATCTTTCCATCCCAAATTCTACGCCTATAGGCCGGCATAAATTTGTAACCAGGAACATAAAATGAAAAGAATTCTTTTATTTCTGCAGCTTGTCCAAAATCGCATTCAACATGTAAGTTTGCATAGTTTAACCGCCTGATTCGAATTGCTTCCATTTAATAATATTTCCAATCGTCTGATGTCGCCAATTTAAATTATTTACTATTTCTGTAAGTGTTTCAACTAGTGTTTTATAATATTGAATTTTTTCTTCTGATTTTTGTATTTCAGGATCTGAATCGTAATAATAATCCATATCACCTTTCATAATTTTTAAACCATTAAAAGGATCTGGATTCCATCCAAGCTCTTTTACAGTAGCTTCATCCATCTTGCCATTATACCATTCCCATTTTTGTTTAAGTAAAGTTTTTTGTGAAAACTCTGACCTCTTTAATAAAAGTTTGGCATTAGCTAATTTTTCAAGATATTTTGCATGTAGTAACGGGGTGTTACGAGAATCTTCGTCAAGTTGCATACTAAGTTTACTGTCCTCTGCCCAGTCGGTAAGGACTTCTTTTATATCAATCACATATTTCTCCATAATAAAATATTATCTATAATAGTTCAAAATTAGTAAATCTAAAACTCATTGTGGATGTTAAATATTCTGCTCCACTTGCGGTTGTTTCAAACTGAATACCACCGAGTCCTGTAGGTGTACATTCATCGTATTTTATATTTTTAGTCTTATTATTTTGACTATTCAATATAGCCAAAGTAATATCTGCGGTTGATGGTGCGACTGAAGAGCTGCGATCAAGTGCACCTTTTAGAGGCTGATCAATAATACGTCTTATCCAGTCGTGCATTTCTTGATATCCTTTTAAATCTTCATCAAGAATAATTGTAAAACTTAATTCACCAAAATCTAAACTACCGCCAGGAAGTGGAATCGTTCTTACTTTCCTAAATGGCAATTCAGCTGGTATTAGTTGCACATCAGGGTGTGTAAAACTTTGAACAAAATATTCAAGATTTGGATAATTTTCTCTATCTATTATAACCTTAAACCCAGTAGGTTGTAGGTAATTTAAATTTGATGTAAGTTCTGCCATTATTTTTTACCCTGTCCTCTGTACATCTTATAAGAACGCCTTTTATGTTTATTCATTTTACATAATGAAGGTTTTCTTCCTATATTTGTTTTTGAAAATGTAGGTTCATGAACTGCGACGTGATGTTGTTTTGCCATATTACATTCCTTATATGATCTTATTTATACAAATAAAAAAGGGTCCCGAAGGACCCTTAGTCGAATCGTATTCGAGCTATTATGTAAGCAAGTTATTAACAGCTGAGATTCTGTAGTACTGGTTAGTACGATCAGATGCAAGACCGTTAGCAGGTGTTGAACCAACAAATGGGTTCGATACCATACCGTATCTTGTCTTGAAGCCGATTCTTGGCTGGAAATCTTCCTCGCCAACTGCCTTAACCATTGTTAATGGTACATATGGACAGTAGAATAGACCTGCATCATATGGGTTTGTACCCTTATAACCAACGTTGACATAGTCACGTGATGAATAAGGATCAATATATACCCTAATTCTTCCGTTCAATGTACCAGCAAAAGTATTACCTGTATCATCAACGTTTAAGTTAGAGCTAAGAGCTGGAGTGTAATCCAACATACCAGCAGCGTTAAGAGCTGCAGCTACGTCTGAAGAACATAAGATAAAGTTACCTTTGCCTCTACGTGTCTCTTTAGCAATAGTATTAGCTTCTCTCTCGATCTGCATTATCAAGCCTTTATACTTTTCAACAGACCATCTACCATCTGCATCTGTTGATAAGTCAAAGATACCAAGTGTTTGGTTTGTAGTTTGTCTTGAACCGATTTTAGCTTGTCTATTTACAGTTCTTACAACTTCTCTGTTGATTTCTGAAAGAATCTCAGTTGACAGGATATTTGCCAACTCAGTCTCAGCATCTAAGCCGTGAATTGCTTTCAAGTCTTGAGCAAGTTCAAGAGTATAGTTTGCTCTTAAAGCACGTGACTTAGCAGTCACAGTTGCTTTTTCAATGGTGAAACCCATTGGAGCTAATTCTTCTTGACCTGAGCCACCAAGTACTTCAGCTTCAGCAGCTGTATATGCATCACCTGCATAAGGTACATGAGTTGATTCGGAGTCAATGATTGTTGAGTCATTGTCGCCGTCTAGTGTACCAGCTAAACCAGATGGTCCGAGTGAACCGTTACCAGTTGTAGCTGAGTCACCTGAGTAACCGACTGGAGCTTCGTTGAAAAGAGCTTCATCGCCGTTTGATACACCAGCTTTTGTCTTCTGGAAAGTTGACTTCATTGCAAAGATTAAGCCTGTTGGACCTGACATTGGCTGAACACCACAAATGTCATAAGCAACAAGGTTAGGCATTGCACGTCTAACTAGTGCGATTAATACTGGATTCCAGTTAGCTGAATTGCCAGTTTGAGTAGTTTCGTGAAGAAGACCCTCTTCTCTTAGAGCGATCTCCTGGTTTTCTAGAACAGCTGCTGTAACAGCTTTTCTATGCGCGTCTGAAATAGTACCAGCTGACTCTTCATTCAGTACTGGTGCCCATTTTTCAACGAGCCTATCGTAAGATACTGTATTTTGCATTTACTTAACTCCCTTTAGGATTTATTTTGTCTTTTAATGGCATCCAGATACTGGCCCATAACATCAGATGATTCAACTTCGAAAGTTTCATCAAGCTGTGTGTCATCAGCTTCTGTTTCTACCGCTTCTTTTTTGAAGTAAGATTCTTTGACAGTCTTAACCTTCTCTGCGAAATTATCGCTCCAGTCAAGATCAGCAACTAATTCTTTTAACTTCTCATACTGAGTATCAGCTAGATCAGCCGCAGCTTCAACAATTGCTTGCTCACGCTTAAAGCTTTCTAACTCTTCAGTCATGTCGATGATTTGTCCAGTTGTTTCATTAAGCTTACCTTCAAGCTCTTGAACTTCACTGGCAAGTTCGTCAACTAGGTCGACTTTTGACTCTGGTACGTCGATATAAGATTCTGTGAACAGATCTTTTAGATTGTTCATGAACTTCTCGGCGATCTCTGTACGTAGGCCTGCTTGAACAGCAACCTTGTTGTCTTCCATCCATTGCTCAACTACATAGTTCAGATAAGAATCTACCTTTTCTACAAGTTCAGCTTTAGTTGTTGAGATTTCTTCGGCCAGTTCCTCATTGTACTTTTCTTCTAAACGATCAACTTCTTTTGAAAGTTTAGACTTAATAGCAGCTTCAAAAATTGTAGCAGCTTTGCCTTTAAACTCATCTGAAAGTGTTGCCTCTTCAGAAACCAATGCGTTAAGATCTTCGTCGAAGTTTGCTTCGTAAGCAATTTCTCTTGGTGATTCAGCAATTGCTTCACCATTAAAGTCTTCTTCAGAAGTACCGTTATAATGCATCATTGCAGACAAAGCTTGTTTGTCCATCTTCTGCATTTTATGAACCATAGCAGTAATCATTGCAGCCTTGGTCTTTGGCATTGGATCTTGTTTAGTTTGATCGCCTTTACGCTTAGGTGCACTACCTGTAGCATCTCCAGCTTTATCAGCACTTGAAACTGACTGAGCTTCGTGATCAGACGCTTCCACGACGTTATCATCATGGAGTTCAACATCTTGATCTTCTATTTGATTTTGATCAGTCATTAATTGACTCCCTTTTATTTAAGATTTGAGTAACGAGAGGAAATTCTTAAACTCACGAACCTGTACCTCATAGAGATCTTTCCGTGGAGCTTTCTTTATTTCAGTCTCCATTTTTTCAATTGCTTGAGCTGACAAAATCCCGTTATCCCAAACCCAATCTACACCTTCCATAACTCCATTAACAAATGCTGACGGTGCGGATGGATCTTGCACGATATCAATCGCGTTAAGCATAAAATCGTCTTTGACGACCATTGCGTTATTTTGCTGCATCAAACTTCCCATACCACGAGTCGATACGCCCAGTTGAACGCCACCATCGAGTAGACCTTTAACAATGTTACCCATAGGAGTGTCCAAAACTGTGGCTCTTCCAACAACATCATTTCCCTCAAATTTGAGTTCATTGATCTTGTGTGAAACCTTATCTAAATTAACGGTCGGTCCTTCAGGGTGATTTAACTCACCAACCGCACGACCTTTGGAAACTTGCTTATCAACGTAGTTGCCTACAGCTTTTTCCATGATCGGTTTTGGATATATACGACCGTTTCGATTCTTCATATCGGCTTGTGCAAATACACCTTCAATCACGTAAGACTTCTTACCAGATTTTTCTTCTGTTATAACATTGTAACCAATTTGATGGTCAATAAATTCAGAAATAAGTTTCATTACACAAACCTTTTTTGTAAATATTTACAGATAAATTCTTCTGTAGTATTATTTATATGTTTTTAATTTTCTACTTTTTCTTCATCAGTATCTTCATCAGATTCTTCACCGCCATCAGTATCCCCTTCAGCATCAAAATCTTCCACATTATCATCGCCATCAGATACGTCTTCAGAATCCTCCAAATCTTCATCTTCGATTTCATCTTCAGGATCCTCCTCTTTGCCATTGTAAATAGCATTTGATAATCTAATGCGCTCTTGATCAAGCACATCTGACATTTTTATAGAAATAGCTTGACCGAAAATTTCATTTGCTTTATTATAATCTTTTGCTAAAGCTGCATTAACTAGACCAGCAAGTGGATTTTCTTCTACTTGCGGTTCTTCCTGTGCTACGTCTTCGTAACTTGTTTCACTCATACTTCATCTCCTGTTTCTGGTTGTTCACCATTTTTATTTAATCCCATATTATCGATATCATCATCTGTGAAGTGTAGGACGTTCTTCATTACCCATTCTTTTGAGAAATATTCACCTACAAACCCTTGAACATCATTTAATGTTTGAAGTCTTTCTCTCAAAAGTTCTGAATTTTTTAGCTCAGTGAAATGATTGTCTCTTGCAAATTGAACGACAATATGATTTCTCATATTTTGCCAATCATTGTCAGCTATAATACCTTTTAAAATAAGTTGTGTTTTTAACATTCCAAGAAATACATATCCAAACCTTGTACGAAGTCGATCTATATATTTTTGAAATTTTAATTCATCTCTACTAATTTCTGTAGCTCTACCAAGTGAGAATTGTTGTTCTTGTTCTAATCGATTTAATGGTACATTAAGTGAGCGATATACTTTCTTTTGAAAATAAAGTATGTCTTCGATTTGTCCAAGATTGTCACCTCCAGGGAGCGTCGAAATTTCTGTACCTTTACCACCTTCACGCCTTGGAAGCCAAAAATCTTCAAGTAGCGATTGATGCTTTCGATCATCTTTAATTTCTCCAGTTTGCGCATCATAAACAAGTTTATTACGATAACGAGTCATAATATCTTTCATATATTGTTCAGCTTTACCGCGTGGTAAGTTACCAACATCAATATAAAAAATTCTACGCTCTGGAGCTCTTGCTAAACGATAAATGACTAAAGAGTCTTCCATCATTCTTAACTGATTAATTGGCTTTAAAGCTTTATGTAAATACGATAAAACTTTTTGTCGTTTTTCGTCGAGTAAACCAGATGTAATATATGAAACTGAATCTAAACTCAATTTGACACCAGCAGCTTGAGCTCCCGGTTTTTCCTGATAAATGAAATATTCATCTACCTTTTTAATTATATTTGCGCCAGTCTTTGGATCTTTTTCTTTTTTAACCTGTTTTACTTTACGAATTCTTGCAGCATCGATCGGACGAATATCTACAATACCTTGTTTCGTATTTGATTCGTCGACTACAAGATGATGATATAATCTACCATCAACATACCATCTTCTAAAAATATCATGCCCAAGTTCTTTAAAATTCATTTTGTTTAATACAGTATCGAATTCGTTTCTAATCTTATTTTTAACACTTTCTGAAACTTTTAAGTTGTCCATATCGATTGAAATAGGTTCTTCGCCACCTACTATCGCTTCATTTACAATATCTTCAATTGCCATATCGACTTCAGGATGCATCGCAACACCACGATACTTCATAATCAATGCATGATTATCTTTTGCATCTGTGCCGTCTTGACTAATATATTGTCCATAGTGTGATCCAGAAACGGTTACGTATCCTGCACCGTCTTCATCTCGAGCTGGTACAATCGAAGGTGCCTTTACAGGATCTTCGTTATTAGCTCGTTTTATTTCAAAGCCAAATAGCTTAAAGCCTTCATCTGCCATTCATATTTTCCTTTATAAGAGGAGAGCGAAAACTCGCTCTCCTTCTATATATTATTTACGCATCAGTGGTATTTGATGTCCAATATTGGTATTGCCATTCGATCGTAAATCTTTCGATATTATCGTCAGCATAACTCAATTCAATTGGAGATATTGATGAAGGCCAAGCATCTTTGAACGTATATGTTTTAACAACAGATTCGTCACGATCAAATTGATCGACTTTCAAATCAGCAAAATAAAGTTCTGGATTTTGTACACCACCAGCATCTGCATGGTTGGCGATAGCATTCATCCATCTTTCCATTTCGTTTCTGACTTTCATTTCAACATCGTTTATTACTGTGACAGTCCAAGAATCGAATACACGATCTCCAGCTACTTTCAATTGACGTCCACGGAATGGAATTACAATTGTACCAACATTTGAAGCCGGTAATTGGGCTGCTTCACACATAAAAGATGCGAAATCAATATCAAGGTTTACGCCTAAACCACCTCGCGGATTTGCAAGTGTAACCTGAAAGAGATTACCGCGTGCACCACCGCCAGTGAGTCTGGACTTAAATTCGTCTACACTACCAAGTGCCATAAGTTACCTCCCTAGATTATACGCCAGCGCCAGCAACTTCCTCAAAGGAAATACCGGTTCTAGCTGCGACAAAGTTAAGCGTGATATAGTTAATAGAACGAGCCGGCTTAATAAAAATATTAGCTATAAACTCATTTCTATCTACAACCGCTGGAGTATTTACAGATTCGTCCGCTATAACACGGAAGTCTGTAATACCACGTCTGCCCTTAATATCACGTAAGACTGGTTCGATAATATTTACAAACTCAGCTCTTGTAAATTCATCATTGAATTCAAAGAGTACGTTTTGAGCAGCTCTTTCGATTGCTCTTTCAAGCGTAATGAACAATCTTCGTACATTAATACGATCGAAAGCGGAAGGTCTTGAAAGACCTGTTTTATCACCAAATAATAGTATGCTTGATCGAGTCAAATCTGGTTGACCCGCAAAGTTAACAATTGGATTAACTCCAGCTTTGTAAAGTGTATCTCTTCTTGCTTTATTTGGATTAAAGCTTAAAGCTGTAATACCTAGCATTTGTCCTCGTCTTGTACCTGCAGGAGAAAACCATGGTGCAGCACTTCGATCAGTTTCTGCCATGATACCTGCAACAGAAGAGTTTGCTGGAATTTCAATAAACTTATCATTATATTTATCGTAAACTTTGAGATAGTTACCAGTCACAACATTGTAGCTTGATCTCGTAAAAGATCCAGAAGTTGTAGTTAAATTTGTTACAACACTAGCGTCACTATATACATTTACGATATCATTTCTAGCAGGGCCGGAAACAACTATACAATCTTTACGTGATTCAGCAATTGCAATTAAATCATTAACAATAGTTGTTTGATCAGCTCTTGATGACATTCCAGGTGCAATCAAGAAATCAATTTCAATAACTTCTTTGTCTTCAAATAAATCAAATGAGTTTAGATAATTACCAGCTGAAAGTGTGCCAGTATCTACACCTGAATCGAAAGCAAAGTTAACAGTTGCTGAAGTTTGAACTGCAGTTCCTAAGAAATCTTTAGAAGTTCCTGAAGTAATTGCTGTTCCTGCGCTACCAAAGTTTGTAAAATTAGAGTCAAAATCAACAAAGTGTACATATTTTGAGTTTTCATTAACTACGTCTTTAACGTATATGTTCGCTCCATCAGCCGTATTAACTGCATTATTTGCAACAGACATAAATGGATAAGTCTCAAGAACTGTACCTTTAGTTCCACTGAACTGGCCATTAACATCGACAACAGCAAGATGAACTTCGTCATTTGTTCCGTCATTTCTTGACGCAAAACTTGAAGTTCCTGGAGGTGCGTCAAATGAACCTTTGTATGTCCATCCATCAAATGCTGAATCGTTTATTGAAGGTGGACAAATTGAAACTCTCAATGAATTGCCCAATGATCCAGGGACTCTGGCCACAAAAGTATGACCGTCTGAATCAAGAGCAGCAAGTTGACTTTCAAAATTCGTTTTATTTTTAACCTGTGGAAGAGTATATGTTCCCACAGCATACGATGAAGTTTGACCGCTTGTAGAAACAGCGTTTTTAGCGTCAGAATCTACAATACGATTAATTTGTAGTGCGTTTGAGTAGCGTAAAAAATACGCTGCGTCGTGGTAGTCGATGCTGTGACTGTTATTTGGTGTACCAAAAACTTCAGATAATTCTTCTTCATTAGAAATAAGAGTTCTCTGATCAGCAGGACCCCACATAAATTTGCCTGAATAACAGCCAACTGAGGATTGAACATTAGGCACGCCGCCCGTAACATCAACCTCTTTAACAATTACCGCAGGACTTTGAGATGGTGTAAAAAGTGCCATTAGCTTACCTCACTCGGTTATTTATATGGTGCATAATACGATTGTTTTTCAATTTCATATGTATTTATAATAATTCATATTTTCATTAATATCCATATTCGTCTCGATCAAAGTCGACAAACCAATCAGGTTTACTATTTTCTTCATCTTCAATTGATTTGATCCAATCAGATCCATCATCTACCCAACCAAATGGAACAATATCAGCTTCAATTTCAGCCATCCTTTGTTTAAATAGCATTTCTTTTAGATTAATATCGGTCATGTCATTAAAAAATTGAGTCTGAGCAAAATAACCAAACATAACTAGATTCATAATTAAATCATCATTATTACCTTCTGATGCTTCATATGAATTACCTTTTGCAACAAATGTAGATATTTCGAGAATAGTTTGTTCATCATAAATTTTAAGTTTATTTGTTTCAATAAGATCTTTTAAGCCAGAACAACCTAATCTTTTAACTCTACGAGTCATAGCCTGACCTATAGCATTTGCCTTTACTGCAGATTCCATATGCACATTATCATATTCAAGTTCTTGATACAAACCGTTTGCTACTAAAGATCCTTGATCATTTGACTCAACAATAACGTATGCTTTATTGTACAATTTTGCATACTTATATATAATAGAAGGGAAGAGTAATGGAGAGATAGTATTGTTACGATAAACAGCTACCTGTTCAAACGGTTTTACGCTAATATCGATTAAAGTAAATGTAGAATAGTCCTGTCCTCTTCCCTTTCCAACATCTACACACATAATATATTCTTTACCTTTTTCTGGATCCGAATATACTAAACCATCACCTTGTTCAATATGCCTTTTAGGCTCTTTAGCTCTTAATTCCATAAGAGCTTCGGCACTAATTAGCGTATCACCTGTACCAAAAAATGTATTACCAAATTCTTGATCGAATTGTAGCTTTGACGTATTATTAATAGTTTGTTGTTTCCATACCTCATCCCGGCCTGGAACATCCCACCAATCTACTCTAAATGGAGTAAATTCATTAACTGATTGTACCGCACCTTCCCAAATCTTATAAAACATATTACCAATACCATTTGCCGTAGATGTGACAATGACTTTGGTATCTTTACCAGCAGATACAACAGGATATGTAGAAGTATAAAATTCTGCAGCTTTTTCTACGAATGCAAATTCATCAAGATAAAGTAAATTGATACTAAGGCCACGAATAGAAGAACCAGTGGTTGCAGCAGTAATAATTCGAGAATTATTACCAAACTCAAGTGAACCTTTGTTAAGGGCTTTAGTTCCTGCTTGTAAAAAGAACGGTAGGTTTTCAAGCATAAGCGTGATTCGAGAGAGCATTTCTCTTGCGGTTGACGCTTTGTTAGCGAGTATGGCCACAGTTTTTTCCGGATGAAACAGCGCATACCAGAGCAAGTAGGCACAAACCGATATGGATTTACCTGATTGTCTGCAAGCCAAAATAACATTAAACCTATGCTCATTGAATCTCTCAAACATTTCTCTTTGATAAGGATATAGAATAAATGGTACTAAACCCTCATCAAGTGAAATAACCTTTACATATTTTTCAGCGAAATATACAGGAGTATCCATACATTTCTTATATTCAAGAATCGATTCTTGGGTCCATTGTTCAGCAACACCATCGCGCTTAACATTAGGATTCCCTAGATACGTCTCCCGAGTCGCTCTTGCTTTCACCGCCTGTTCGTGTGACATCTATTAAATCGCCTTTTAGCAAACGTTGTACGTCTGCAGTTGAACCTAAGTAGAAATTATTTTGTGTATTATTTACTTCGGTTGTTTCATTCTTTTTCTCAAGTTCTTTTTTACCTTTATTTAATATCATTAAGCGGTCGTTTACATCGGATATATTTTTTATCATACCAGATAAAACTTCATATGCTCGAGGATGCTCAGATTCTCTAGCAACTTCAATCATATTTTCTAAAGCATTTTTGCCTTTTTCAATTAGCTCATAATATGTTTCGCGCGAATAATTATAATCATTTGCGGCTTTATCGCTATCACGAAGCGTCGGAGTCTGGTCCATAATCTGTCCTTGTAAATCCAAAATCGGAGTCGCCCAATATATTTAATGATATTGGATTCGGTAGAATTTGTATAGTCTGTAGCCTTAAATCTGAATCACTAAGGCCGGCGCCTATATCAAAAACTTTAGCTCTAACATCACGTACAATTTCACCAGCATTAACTGCGCCATAATATCTAATTCTCATATCAAAATCCATAGTATAGATTATTGTTCTACGAGCTCCAAGCTCTCCTTCAAAATCATCTTGAAAAGACAGGCCATTTAAAGCAATTGGTATATCTTCTAAAATATCTGGATAATCTGAAAATGGTTTAAGAGTTACAGAGTATTGTGGATTAAAGGTTGGTAAAATTTGCTCAACAATCTGTAAAGCATCGTCTTGAGTCTTTGTGTAAATATTTAATTGAAAAGAAATAATATATGGAACAGCCGTAAAAAATTTATTTCTATTATTCGCTGTTGTACCATAACGTGTAAAATTATTTACTTTCGATACTTGTCTAGTATTATCGTATGTCAATCCGGTAATTTCAAATGACATACGTGGAAGTTTAATTGCTACCTTTGTATTCTCTTGTAAATTTGGATTTTCACGTATACGATCTAAATATTTTGCTTTTGGTGCGTATGCCAATGGAACTTTTACCTGAGAAACAGATGCACCACTAGTTCTATTTTTATGAATAACGTACAAGTTATTAAACAGTTTACCAAAGATAGCAACTGCTCGTCTTGTTTTTTCGTGATAAAAATGTGTTCCAAACATTAACTTTTATATATTTTCTGTAAATGTGTTTCGAATTGTTCTACTTTATTCAATCGATCTGGCCAGAGAATATATTCCTTTTCTGGGTTTTTCTTTAAGTTATTCAACAATGGTACAATTGCATTATATAATTTATCTATCTTTTCTTGAGTATTCATTGCAGAAGCACCAAGAGTTTCTGCCTTTGAAGCAATTTTTTGAACTGCTTCTAATTCATTTTCGTCTACGGCTGTAAAACCAAAATCAAAAAAATCGTCACTCATTAGTCATTCCCCGCTGGATCGCCAAATGGATTTGATTCACTAAAATCTAAGAAATCATCACCAAATGATCCAAAATCTGTGTTTTGTTCATTTTCTGAAAGTTTATTTAATTCAGATATTGATTGAATTGTGTGTATATTACTTGCTGAGTCAACAGTAATTGAGCTATCAGCTTGGAATAGTTTAAATGTTGCATCAGATGAAGATAGATTCACAGCGTGAATTGTTCCATCTGAATCTGAATATTTAGCAACCTCGGCTGTAACTAATACTCCACTTTGATTCTGTGTTATAATATTACCTGAATATATTGGTTTTCTATTATTAATATCTGCACCTTGTATCTTAAGCAGATAAGTATACGCGTGATCTTTTTCAATGTCTTGAATTTCTTCGATGCCTGTATCAAAATCTTCACTATTATAATCAAATAATTGAGCACGGCATTTAAATACTGGAAGATTTGCTAATTGATAAAACGGCAGTTCGTGTTCTACATGAGTTATTTGAAACATAGACTTTGAAAGCGGTAAATATATTAGATCACCTTCACGCGGCCTTTCACTATTAATATCGTTGTCGCCACCTACAGTCTGATCCCATCTACGTCTTGATACAACAAATGTTGCTTCATCTCGAATTTCAACACCGAAACGAGTAAAAAGATCCCCTTCTCCATCAAAACCTTCGATGTTATCAATATACATTTCTATTTTATAGCTTGAATTATATCGCGCTGGGATTTCATCACCAAAAATTCTGTCCTCGAACACAGTATCACGAGGAAGATAATAGACGTCTTGCCCATAAATTTTAAGAGACTCGATGACAATGTCTTCGTAGAGATTCTGTTCAGATCTTACATTATCCCTTATGTAGTAATTTCGGGCCATATTATCATCCTATAAAAAAGTCTGCCGGCATTTCGTGTTCGAGTCTAATCCTTTCTCTAAGGTCTTGAATTTCACCTGTTGCATCATCATAAAGTTGTCGACCATTTATAATAACACCGCCAGGTAATTGCATTCCTTCAAACTTAATTAAATTCATTCCCCATTGTTGTTTAATTAAAGCTGTAGTATATTCTTTTAACCACATATCATTATAAATCGCAGTAAAAGAATCGGCGGCAATAGTACTGTAATATTCATAAACAATGTAATCACCAACTTTAATGTCTAAGTCTTCAATATGCCCAAAAATGTAAATTCTATTTTGTTTACGAGCAAAATCAACCATGGAATGGCCATTTAATGTCATATCGAGTAAAGACAAATATTGTTGAATTTGTTCATAATATGCAATATCACCAGCAAACTGAGACATATCAGTTAATTCGGACAAATGCATTTGATATCGTAAATTAAAAATATTTTTCGATGCGGTTGCACTCGAAATAAATGGAAATACACGAGTCACAAACTGAACTTCGGAAGCGGTCGTAATATATTTATTTGTAATATCATCAGCAGTTAACTCATGAGACACATATGCGCGATAAGTAGCATCAGAATGAAATTCTTGATAATACTGTATCGCTTCATCAACTCTATCTTCAAGTTGATCCTCATCGACGTTTACCTCAATAACAGGCTCGCCAAGTCGTCGCTTACAATAATCAATAAGAGTATCTCTTGAGTTAGGATTAGCCATTAGCTACCTGCTCCAATAATAGTTTTTAGTGTTGATCCAGCCGTATTTTTAAGTAACAAAGTTGATGCAGAAGCTAATTCATTACTCGAAACGGCACCCGCAGCAATTGTCGTACTGAGAGCTACTGCGCCTGTACCATCAAAGTTAACACCAGATGCAGTAACATCACCAGTAAGTGAGAAAGCCCGGGCTGTCGCTAATGCAGTTGCAGTCGCAGCATTACCAGAAGTATTTTGATTACCAGCTGTATTAACGCCTGGAAGGTTAATATCTCCAGTACCATTAAATGATACGCCACCAATATTTCTTGCAGTTTCTAAGGCGGTAGCAGTTGCCGCATTACCAGTTGTTGATCCTGATGAACCTGTTACGTTACCAGTCACATTACCTTCGATATTTGCAATTAGCGTACCAGTTGTAACTGTAAGATTTCCAGTATCTGCACCAGTATTCGTAGTTGTACCAACTTTAAATTTATCTTCTGACTCGTCCCATATAATTGCAGCATTGTTACCAGTTGAACCACGCTCCATAATGAAACCTAGGTCGTTAGCATTTGAAGTTGCACCAGTATTTAATTCTATTAAAGGATCAGCAACTAAACTATTTGTTGAATTAACAGTTGTAGTAGTTCCATTAACTGTGAGGTTACCACCAATTATTGCGTTACCTGAAGCGTATAATCCACCAAATGTTACTGAGTCTGTTGTTCCAACAGCCTGACCAATTGTTATTGCTCCAGTTCCACTATTGTATGATACACCACTAGAACCACTAAAATGTGCACGTACTTCGGAGGCAGAAGGTCCGGTATACGTAAGTTTTCCTAGTGCTGAATCGTATGCAAAAGAGCCGTCTCCTCCAGCATCAACTACGTTAATGTGAGCTCTTACTTCAGAAGCTGAAGGACCAGTATAAGTTAATTTACCAAGGGCAGAATCGTAGGCAAATGAACCATCACCACCAGCATCAACCACATTAATATGACTTCGTGTTCTTGCCGCGG